CTTGAAACACGATACTAAAAGTATCCAGTTCATTAAGCTATTAAGTTCGGTTGTAATAGCGCAACCTGAGGGCATTCCCTTCCGTTTTTGAAAAATAGAATAGCCTACTAGTAACTGAGTATCGATTAAAACCTCTCCGATATTCTGTCGTATTGTTTGATTCTCATCCGAATCGTTGTACCATTGATTTATCACCTCTATGGCTGCCTCCATCATAGAACGGGTAACAGACCCATCCCATCCGGAGTAGTCCCCAGCAATTATCCGGTTCTTTCCTCTCTTCACCAATCTTCGGTAAAGATGTGTCCACTCCTCGCTTGTAGGATTAATCCCGATGGAAATGGGATGATCCACACGATTGTGCTGCATGGCGCCACACCATGCCCCGAAATACTTCCTGGTCAAAAGGTTGAAATCGACCGGTAAACAATCGAATGTCCGTGTCTTGCCGATTTTGATCTTCTCAACTGACACTCTTTCCTGTTTAAGATTCTCATAAGCAACGATCTCTTCGACCGCATTCCCTATGAGCAGGGAGTTCTCGAGAGCCACCAACTGATGGGTTAGATATCCTCCTGGACATCGTATTTCATCGCCGGTGAATCCGAGCTCCAATAGTTTGTTTCGTAACGGTGGTGCGATAGACGTCTTTAAAGCACCGGTCTTGATTGTAAAACTATCGGGCTCACCTGGGTTCTCATGCCTGTCAAACAAAAACTCTTTTCCTTTCTCTCCGAATGGTCTGAGATACTTATATGGTAATCCTGGTGATGTCTCCATATTCATTCTAGATACTAGCAAGTCTGATGTTCCGTTGATCATTTCATAATCCGTCAAAAGTCGTCGCTCCCGACTAGGGTTCGACAATTCATCAATATGCATGCTGACATCGTCTGCGGCATCCATTAGGAAACCGTAAGGTATATCAGACGCGGAATCAAATTTCATGATTCCCCGTTGCATAGGTGTGACTTTTATGTCCGGGTCTACACGATTATCGTGTAGACTCATAGCGGCTGGACCAGTTTTGGGTTCTGGCATCCATCCTGCTATGGGCGACGGAATTATGTCGGTTTTCACGGGAATCCTCATGGCTAGCTGCTTATGTACGTTTCCTATGAACTTGATATCTCCGGGTTCGAAAATCGGAAGTGGTTCATCCTCTTGCTTGATATAGGTGGTCACATCAAGCTGAGCTGAGCATTGATAATCTCCTGTATGGTGTTTTAGGATATCATCGAA